CTTCTTATAGGGGCATAGCTTTTATTATCTATAACAATTGCCGTGTCGATTTTCTTGCCGTCCAAAGTTACAGTTGCTTCACTCTGAACCTTTTTTCCAATCAAATTAGATATGCCGTCCGCTGCTGCGCTTGCTGATAGAGTAAGCGCTACGCCAATTGCTGCTCCCAAAAAAATGTACCCAGTCCTCTTCATGATGTAACCTCCATCCGTAATTTAACCTCAATATATCACAGATGGTAATGATTAGGTAAGCTTTTATGGACCAGCATTTTCGAGTGCTGTTACTCTGTTGGATAGATTATTCAACACGACAAAGATCGTGTCTATAGCACTATTAATGCTGTCTAATTCTTGTTGCAGTGTCCTGTCAGTAACATTATTCTTGAACTTATCCCACCCGTGTACCGTTACATAGTACCCTGATCCAGCCTGCAGGTCTAGGTTTTTACCTGATGCAATAATGATTTCTGCACTTGATGTCGTTATAATTATCAGCTTGCCCAGTGACATAAACTGACGTCCCTGATACACGCCTCCATCCTCTAAGAACACTAAAGCAGGAGTTCCGCTAACATCTGGACTTATGTTAATCCTGTCATTTGCATTCCCTTGCGCACTTAGCAAATTCCCCAGACTAGTAAATTCAATACGCGGGTAATTACCAGCCTCTTTAGTAGCGATTAATGCGCCGTAAATCTCCCCAGCTGTAAGCTTACCCATATTGGATGTAATAGCAGACAACCTATCTACCGTCATTTCTTCAGCAGTTATTGCTCCTGCTTTAATAACAGCAGCAGTAAGTGATTTAGCTATGATGTTTTCAACGTCGATATGCTCCTGAAGGTATCGTACTTGCTTCTGGAGGATGGCGAAGGCTTCGCTTGCTTCACTTAGGTTTTTAAAGTCTTCCTTAATCACATGTATGTTTTGTGTAGGCATAGCTTACCTCCTCATTGGCATTTCGCGTAATTGCCTGCTTATCTCATGGATCGTAACCTGCCCTGTAGCAACTAGCTTGAGCCTGACAGCATTTGCTGCTGCGATACTATTGGTAGGAATCAGGATCTCTTTATACTGTGTGCCTGAGACGCTTGTAATTGGCTCTAGCGCTATCCAATTTTCGCCCGATGCTTCGCCGCTGATTGAGATTTGAAGCGAGCTACCAGCCGCGAGCGAAGCGACAACCCATATCTTGAACCAATGCTGCTTACGTGCGATGCTTCCAGCCGTCATAGGATGTGTGATCGCGGTTGCTGTTATTGGTGATCCATTATCTGTAGTGCCTCCGAGAAGCAGTACACGTCCTGAAGCGTCACCAAAATACATCTTGTCTCCGATGCGCTGCATCTGTGTAACTGCAATTCCATCCCATGTGTACCAAGCATTGTGAATCGGATCAAACTGAAGTATGCGGCTGTTTTGTGCTGCGTTGCCGAGCGGCAATCCGAAATACAGATACTTGCCGTCATTGCCGGATACACATTTCGCAAGCTGCGACTTATTGCCCCCATTAACAAACTGTTGAATAGGTACCGACCAGTCACGGCGTGGACGGACACCGCCTGAGTAACGATAGATGCCATCCCGCCCGATGAAAGGTAACGTCTCGTCAAAGGCTACTACAGCTTTATTACCAGTAGCACCAATGTCTGTGGTTATCTCATCCATTGCATAACTCTGTGGACCTTTACCATAAAGCTCGAAGATAGATGAAGGCTTGAACACTGTGACATGGCCATTCCCTGCATTCAATCCACATATCGTTTCACCGTTAGCCGTATTAACTGGAAGCTCTCCTGCATCGTCTACAGTTAACCAGTCATCGGCTTCACTGAGCGCGGAATACCGTACCATGTTCTCCACAGCGCAATAGAGCCGGTTGGATTGTGTCGTGATGAAGTTTCCCTTCTCTGGTGCATTGGCGAGGTTCTGGACGGTTGATCCATCATATCGCTTGATAGGATCGACACCATTGCTTCCAATCAGGTTTATGGCAGATAGGTTACCCTTGAAATTACAAAAGGACCATTCAGCAGAGGTGCTAAGCCCCGTTGCCAATGTGGTCCATTCTGATCCATCATATTTGCGCCAGCTGCCGTCCCCAAATACTACATGCAGCTCTTGATCCTTCCAGGCTCCTATACCAAGTACAGGTCCGGTAAACTGACCAATGACTGAATAACCTGGTCTAGTAGCTATGGCTGGATAGTGTGAAGGTCCAAAGTTAATCAGCTCGAAAAACAGGTTATCCGGGAGGTTGAAACCTTCGTCCTCCGGTTTATATACGCCATCAAACTGTCTGATTGGTATCGGATCGGATACACCTCTTATCTGTCCCCAGTATGCCATAAGGTGCCTCCTCTACATTTGATAAGCCACTCCATCCCACCATGAAAATTTAAGTACTTTCCATGTGCCAGGGGCCAGATTTACCCCTCCTTGCAAAACAATGTTCGAATTATGTTGTACAGTGGTATTGTTGTCACCTGCTAATAGGTAAAATTCTTGTCCATTAGTACCAAGCCTGAAAGTGGTAATGGTTACTACTCCGGAATTATTGGTCTTTAGTACGTTGCAACTCCTTAAAGCCGGTTGGTTATTACTCGGAGCAATTAAGAATGGGGCTTTCATAAACGCGCTAAAAATGTTATTGAATATACCATCGGTAGTTGAAATCGATGAGTCTATGATTCCGCTGCGCACTTTGTTAGGGTCGAATGTTAATTCGTATTTCATACCATTGCTTTTTGAAAGCAGCAAACTACCGCCAATTAATTCGGGATCATTAATAATTGTTTCTTTCGTTGTGTTTACTAAGAACGCATATTGGGATTGAGCACTTCCATACTCAATGACAGGTTTGTTAATTACAATACGGCCATTACCTGATGTGTATATCGCATTTGAAGGATTCGATGCAACCATTTTAATTCTTGTATTGTTAATAGTCGCACTGGCGCCGCCTGTAATCGCAATCCCCCAACCTTTATTGTTGTTATTAATGAAATTCGCTTGATTTGTAATGTTCACATTATTAATAACCGCATCGGTAGGTAATCCATATCCCCACTGATCGTCACCAAAAACAAAAATTCCGTAACCAACATTGTCTCCATAAGAGGATGTGCCTTCTATGCTTTCAACGATCCCTCTAGCTAGGTTCGCATTGAAATAATTAGCGACATTTTCACCTCTTATTAGCCCAATGCTGTATCCATCTACGGATTTCATAGATACAATATGCGCAGGCGAAAAGATACCATTGCAAAATATGGCATCACACTGGAAGCCTTCACTTCGTTTCGGTTTGATAACAAAATACAATGCATGCTCATCAACACCCTGCGAATTTAGAATGTTTTTTGCCTGTATTGTACCTATTTTGAAATTTCTGAATGCCCCACCTAATACGCCAAAGTCCACATTTTCTACAATCACACTATTGATGTTCAAGTTATCCGGGAAAGTATCAAGATCACCTATAATATTTATTCCAACCACATAACCCTTTGCGTTTAGTGTGTCGATATTCAATCGGCTGAAGTTCCCTTTACAATAGATAGCAGCGCATGCTTCCCTCGGGATACCTAGTTCAGCTTTAACCATACTATTATTCTTTGGATTCAATACCGTAATTGTTGTTCTTAGGGTATTTATCTCTGTTTGAAACACGCCAACTATTTTAACGTCTGGTGTTCTAATTTCTAAGCAGGGAACGCCCCAAGAAAGCTGCTCAAATATTGAATTTGCACCGTTCGCGATAATTGTTAACGGCCTATCAATAACGATGCTTTCAGATATCGTATATCTAAACTTAGCACTACCTAAGTCAATCGCTTTCCCCTTATCCATGGCATCGCGAAACACTTGTCGTATCTTTATTGTTTCGTCTGTTCCGTCGCCTTTAATCTTGTATTTAGGATCATTTAGATTAACATTCGTAACACCATTGATGATAGGTTCAGTACTGTTCGCCAGCCCTATCAAATTCCCCATATCTCTCATCGCTATTTGGTATGCACTTTCCATCTGTATCACCTCACCAAGTCGTAGTCTCTTTTGCCCGTCGTAATCCCATCTTCTTTAGATCGCGTGTAGCATCCTTAAAGATTCCGTCAAACTCACCTTGGAAGTTATTCTTCATGTCGGTATCCCTTTGGATTCCTGCGATCCATGCTGCCGCGTCGTAAACATACAACTCGTGGTAATCGGCAGGAAAGTTAGACTCATCTGCTGGTTTAGAAGCGCTCAACATAATAGGGCGAGGACGGTAGTACAAATACGCATCCTTGCCATCAGAAGGATTTGGACTAACAAATAGCGAGCCTAGGAAGGCCGTGCAAAAGTTAGCTGGTGGGCTCTGGATCTCTGGTGTGAGCTTGATATACTCCACATTATCAATAACAACACAGCGTATCCGATCCTCACTACAGTTGTCTGGAAGACTGTAATACGGCACATCTGTGGTCAGGAACTTGCATATCTCCTCTGGCAGTACGAACCGTCGAAAAAGCCGCTTGGAGAGCTCATTGAACCTGCCGACTATTTGAGCATCGGTCAGGTCATTGAATATCTCTAGCCGGACACGTGCAATTAGCTCTCCCGTATTCATGCGCCTAACCCCTTTACGGTAACTGAATATTTATCGCCATTGAACATATCTTTAGCGAAGTCAGCAGCAACTTGCTCCTTCTTGCGTTCAACATCACGTTCTCTGACGGCATCTGATTTCTCGACTACTGCTGAAGCGCTGAATCCATTACCCGTATGAATCCGCTTGATATGGTTAACGATGCCGCTGTGTAATGTTGGCCATCCTGGTTGCGGCAGCTTCATGATCGCTAATTCCGTCAACCCATCCATGATTAAATGTTCACCCGTGTGCGGATTCCACATGATATATAAGTCAGGATCATATGCCTGCAACTGAGGCTCAACGTCATAGAGGTCATTAATCATAAGCCTGGTGAAGCCTTCTCGGTAATGTCTGTTCATCGCTATTCTCCTTCCAAACAGAAAGAGGAGCCCGAAGGCCCCTCCTGCAAATTAGTATCCAGTTGGTTCGTTGAGATCGCCAAGCTCTCCAAACGCATTTCGAGCATGGCATACCATTGTCTCGTAATTGAATGCGGTAGCCTCATACGCAGCCTTGTTGGGCACACGTGAGAACATCGACCCATCCTCATCCATGAACGCAAGCTGAGAAGTGTAGTACAATCCGAGATCGTCCCAGTTACCGGACCACACTTTTTTAGCTGGCATATATCTGTCGACGATCAAAGGTAAGCCGTCAAACTCAATGGCTTTATAACCGCCTTCTAGTTCCATCGGGTTGACGAAACGCTTCATGGACGTGAGATAAGCCTCATATGAAGCACGGATTCCATGAGATCCGACTAACCATTCCGTTTTCTTTCCGGACACTATGTCCAGCCTGTCAACGAGACTACGGAGAAGTACATCGCTAATTGCACGCCCTGTGCCTCCGTTACCCATGACTGTCGCCTTCCACCAGCCGTATGTTGCAGGGTCTAATCCTTGCAACGACTTGGACTTACTGATGATAGCTGCAAGCCCTAACGGCTCAAGGTTAAGCGAATCCTTGCTAACGGCAATATCGCCAGCTGTCGTGGCGACTGCTGCGCCAGAGATAGTAATTGTCTTGGCATCATAGTCAACATCAAGTACTGTACGCGCGGATGCAACTGCTGTTCCAGGCAGAGTATAGATGTCGATAATCTGATTTGCGAAGAACAAGCGTACATCATCAACAAGTAACTTGTTAGTTGCCGCCTGTGTCGGGAATGTAGCGAGTTTACCACTACCATCACCCAGAGACGTGCGGCGCATGAAGTTCTGAAGGTCGGTTGTCAAGCCTTTAACCTCGGACGTTAACGCACGGATGTACGAAGTCTCATCGCGCTTGGACGCTTGGATTGTTGCGTTAGACACCTGCAGGCGACCATGAACGTATGCCACGTTACCTTTCGAGCCTTTGTACCCTTGTTGACCAGCTGTCGGCAAGTCACCCATTTCAGTACCGGCTCCAACGCCAGAGTTACGTCCGAAGTGATGCGCGATGTAAAATTCTTTACCATCACCATCAATCTTCTCTGCTTTTTGCTTCAATTTCTGAATGAAGTAGTTGGAGCCGTTGTTCACTTGCTCCTGCACCTCAGGTAAGTAGTCGATCTTTAGTGCGTCTTCAATGGTTTGTAATGTTGCTGGCATGTTATGCCCTCCTATTCAGCGGTTCGGGACGCTCTCACACGGGCAATGGCTCTAGCCTCTGCCCCTTTAAACCCTCCACCGGTTGGCGGTGTGGTCTGTGCTGCAGCGCCCGAAGCGCCTTCTGTTTTTACTCCACGTTTGGAGTTTAAATAATCCTTAATAGAATCTTCTTTGGCAGTAGCGAGCTTAGCTTCCAAGATGTCAGCCTTCATCGCCTTTAGTGCAATCTCAGGCTTGCCAATCTCGTTATCGTGCATATACTTCCATAGCTCGTTATGATCAACGGGCTTTCCGTCGATCTCCTTGCCTTCAACAAACGTTTTGAGCGAAGCTTCGAACTCCACAGCGGCTTTCTCCTGCGCACTCTTAGCCTCATACTCCTCTGCCTTGGCTGCCTTCACTTCCAGCTCGTCAATACGTTTTAGGACCTCAGGCGGCACGTTCTCTTTTTCAGCACGTTCCTGGAGATTTGCTAGCTCAATCTCCTCTTTTAGCGTCAGAATGTCATCGATACCACTTGTGCGCTGCAGGTACTCAGTAGCCTGCTTATACGTGTCGTAGTCCTTGTATCGCTCGTTGTACTCACGCTCAATCTTGGCTTTCTCAGCGGCTAACCTCGCCGCGAATGCCTTAGGATCGGCAGCAGCCTGTTCCCCTGCACCCGAAACCTCTGTTACATCATCGTGTGTCCCGGCGGCAGACACATCTTCAACGCCCGTTCCTTCTCCTCCAGAGTCTCCCATGTCCTCGGAGAACAACTGCAAATCTAACCCGAAACGATATTTGCCTTTACTCATGAATACTTCCTCCTTAGTGGGCGGCGCAACTCCACCATCAACGCCGACGATTAAACTGCATGAAAAAGGCCCTACGCTGCTCTGCGATGGGCCTGTATATATTAACGCTGTGCAGCCATTTGGGCTGTAGCGAGTTGTGTTTCTGCTTTCAGTGCATCACGTTGGAGCGCTGATTGCTGGTCCATCTGCTTCATTTGCATTTTCTGCTGAGCTTGTTCAGCTTGTGCGGCCATCTCTGCTTGCTGCTGTTCAAGCGCAGGAGCATTTAAACGGTCCACATGAGCCTGATAGTGCTGATCGACCAGCGCTCGCATCTCGGGCGGCATCTCACGGTAGCGGCCAGACTTGCGGAACGTGTTGTGCACAAGGATGTGAATCTCGTCGTCATCACTGTCCCATATCTGCGGCACACCAGGAAGAGGAGGCGGCATGTACTGTTCTGCTTGGTCAGGCGGGATCTGCATGGTTTGCAGTTGCTGCTGTGTCTTTTGCATGATTTGGTTATACTGAGCAACCAACTGTTGGAACTCTGGGTTCTCCGCTAAGTCCTCAAACGTTTTGTTTTCTAACTTCGCATTGTTGGTGTCCATGGCATCCTGTTCAAACAACTCTGTCGAATCACCCATGCCCATGAGTCGAAGCAGCTTAGCCGGGTCTGGCGTACCATCTTTTTTCACGATCGCACCTGCACCCCACATCGTCATAATACGTTCCTGCTGTGCTGCCTTCATGTCTGGAAGCGATGATCCCTGTACGATATTGATATCCTCATAACCAGTCAGATCCGACCCATTGAAGCTGATAAGCTCAATCTCGTTATCCTCGCCAAGCAGCCTGCCTTGTCGCTCCTCGGTGTAGTGAGCCTTGAGCAAACGAAGGATGCGCTGCATGACCTTCTTCATGCCCTGCTCGTAGTTCTGGCTAGCTACAGCCAGTTTCTCATTTTCCTGTTCTACCATGATCTCGAGACCACCGAGTGTATCCAATCCTGCAGGCATACGGCCCTGGCTGACCTCTCTTGCTCCTGACATATCGTCTAGGTCGATGGCATTGTTAGCAAGTTCCTGTGCGTAGAAGGACGGAATGTCTGGAGCTCCTATGCGCTCTGGCTTAGCGCCGCCTATCGGATTGTAATCGATGATGCCCGAAATCTCGTTAGTCAACATCTCTTCATCGACGCCGCTGCCTGTCGGGTTAAGCCACATGGCATTACCAACACGCCGAGCGTGTGTGGCAACCATGGAGCGAAGGGTATTGATCTCTCGCTGTGGCGCAAGCATATCCGTAACGATCGCATCATATTGCAGCGATCCAGGGATTGGGATGTATCCAAACAATTGATAAGGAAGTTCACCGGACGTCTCACTGTAATCAAGTTCTTGACCATTGCAAACAGTGATCTTAGCCCCCATGGGATATCGTTTGCAGGGTTTATACCATAGCTCATAGACAAGCGCTTGATTTTGCAGGCGAGTGGATTCATAGGCGCCTATCCCATCAGCAGACATACGAGTAACGTCATACCTGCTCATATACCCAATGTTAGCATCTGGACTCACCCTTACGCCGTACTCCTCATAGATCTCGTCGACATCACGAGCCTTGCGCTCAATAATCCAGCGAATGTCCTCCTCTGAGGTAGCAGCAGGATCGGCAAAGATGGTCAGAGGGTCGCATACACGGGCACGAATCACGCCCTCATGTAGCGGTCTGCTGCCACCCTTAACCCAGTCCTCGTAACCCGGCTCATCTTCTGACGGGGATACCTCTGTTCCTGCCTCAGCGTCAAACCATGTCTTGATCCAAGCTCGTTTCTGAATCAGCATGAACAAGAACAGGTCCTTCGTTTTCTTGCTGAAGTCTAGCTCTTGCCATAGAACGTGAGCATACTTATCAGCGGCCTTGGCCGCGTCTATGTCTGTCTGCTCTCTACTGCCCGGGATAACGTCAAACTTGAGCTTGTTCTTGATATGCTTGCTTAGCAGCGTGCTTACCCTTGGCCTGATCTTGTTACGAGTAACCCGTACCTCACCTGATTGCGTTGGGAGCGTCTGCACGCGTCTCTCAGATGTATTCCAGCCGATCCACTGGTTACCGACGAAGTAACTTATGTTAACGAGCTGCTGGCGGATGTCCGTCCAGTTCTCGGCGCTTCTGAAGAGTAGGTCAACCTTATCTGGCGTGAGCCGCTTAGATCCTGTGTCTCCTACTGCATTCGCATTTGCGTCAGTGTTTCGTTTCTTCTTTGCCACGGCTCATCACCGCCTCCTCTAGTTCTTTGCACCAGTGGCTTTAGCTACCGCCTTAACGGTGATCACGAAGCCTGGCACGGTTACTTCTTCAATCCGTACAGCAACAAAATCGAAAGTTGGATCGACCTCAGCTCGGCGATCATAGGCGTCCTGCTCATCGGTAGCAGCACCAAACTTCTCATCAAGCCCACATGTGTACTTGAATAGTTTCAACATAGCTCATCAACCCCCTTATACTGGTTCCAGCGGTACGGGATCTTTAACCCCCTGCTGCGCCTTAATCGTCTTAACCTCAGCCTGCTTGAGCTCACCAAAGCTCGGAGCTTGTATGCGGTCTAGCAGCTGCTGGCGTTCACTCGTCCATGCCTCTCTCTCAGATAGCCAGCGATCCATGATGTCAGCGTTAGCACGTTCATAAGCTCGCCCAATTCGTTCAACGTGTTTCAACATAAGAAGGATTAACGCTATTACCCCCACCACTACGATTAGTAGTGCGATCAGGATATCATCACTCATAATGCCTGCATCCCCTTTCGTTTTTGCTTGCCTTGATTGGCTATGTTCCTGCGAACACGGGCCTCCATGCTGTTGTCAGGTGCTTTCGGCTCTGGCTTAGTCGGCTGCGGCCTGCTCATGCACCAGTACCTTACTGCATCAGGTATATGATCCAATTGGTGGCCGGCTACATCCTCTGGGTGGGTATCGTCATGGATCATAGCAGGAATAGATTCGATCGTCTTGAGACACGTCGAAAAGACCCGTAATCGAGCCGTAGTGAATGCCTCACCAGTTACTGGGTCTGTCTCATCATATGGTTGCAACCAGTCTCGCAGCCTTTTCCAGCCGTTAATACGTTCCTTATTTGCTTGAATGAGTGGTACGCCTTCTTGTGCGAATATCTCTGCTGGCGCTGTACCTGTGTCGGTTCGACTCTTATTCCAGAAGCTTGTATCCCCTACATTTTGAGTGATTACCTCATTTTCAGGTGTAAGCTCCTTCACTCGCTGAGCCTGTGCCCGGGAGAGAAGTTTGGTTTGCTGCAGCTCTCTATATATATAGGCGTTACCGTCTCGATCAACTGCAAACCAAAGACATACGAACGGATCTGGGTTGTAGCCCTCGTCCATAGCTCTGTATCTCTTCCAGTCAGAAGGGATAGAGAACGGCTTGACCACGTGAATAGCTCGATTCCACTCTTCGAAATACTGCCCTGCGAATGTGTCCCAGTCTCCGTCAAGCAGTTGCTTGCGTTCCTTCTCTGGCAGCCGCATGAGCCGTGCTACATAGTCGGGGTCATTCTTAATCAGTTCATGATTGTCGCTTACCTTAGCAGGTATGAATACACGCTTGGTCGTTATTGGCTGCCCCGACCTTGGATGATCTGACGGGTAATACAGCGGGTTCCCGTCCTCATCGCAATCTTGGATAGTGTGAACTTGCTCCCAGGTGCCGATATCAATGAATCGTTTCTTAACCCATATGTGACCTTCTTGACCCGGGTTAGTTGTTGACTTAATGAATCTCGGATATGGCTTGCTACCGCGCACACGGGAAAGCATGAGCGTATACCACTTCTCTTTAAACTGTGTGAGTTCTTCCCAGCGCACTACATCGTACTCAGCCCCTTGGTACTTGAGATAGTCGTTGTCATGATCCCAGTGAGCCAGCTCAATCACACTGCCGTTAACCAACGTCCATATGTGTTTACTGGCGTTGTATGTAGCGATAGCTTTCGGGTAGACCAGTGTCGTTCTGGCGATGATTGAGCGCTCCAGGTCAGGGAACTTACGGCGGAATATAATCTGTCGGCTCTCAGGGTACATCAACCCATAATAGAGAGCGTCCCATATCGTAGCTTCTGACTTTCCGCCGCCAGCAGCTCCCCCGTATAGAAGCTCATCCACGTTAGCTGTTTGATGGTACAGACATTGCCGTGGCTGCGGCTCATAAGGGATAACAACCTGCACGGAAATGCCTCCTTTTGCTCGAATTGGATACGGTAGTAAACAAGAGATATCGGTAGTAAATAGAAGATCGTGTTTTCTGTCGTCACTACCTGAAAAAGCAGATTTTTAACGCAAAAAAGCCCCAATGAAAAATAGCTAATCGGCGCTCACGGTCAAATATGGCGATATTTAATGTGTCAAGGTCTGGAACTTTAGTACAAAATATGGAGTTTGATACATATGTCACTCTGGCGGCTTCATTTTGTCGCTGAATATGATCTGCAACGGGCCACCTTCATTGCCTGAGAGCTCAACTTTATCCTTGAACATGCCAAGATGACGCGCCACATTCTCCAGCGCCTTACCTTGGTCCTGCATGCTCACTTCAATACCGAACTTCGTTTGCTTTACGCCAGCGAATAGCAGTCTGGATGCTCCTTTAAGCTTACGTGTGTCTGCAAAGTGAAGGTCAACTGTTCCTTCACCGTTACAGCTCGGGCAATCTGGATGCGGATCTGCTAGCTCATCGTATCCAAAGCCACCATTTGCGTTGATTTCTCTTGGACGTCTATCCTCGACTTTAGCCAGCATCAGTTCGCTTGACATAGCAGATTCCAATTCTTTCTCATCTCGCCATTGGTACTCATGGTCAATACCATGACAGAATCGGCAATTAAGCCTGCGCAGTGCTGTAAGCTCGTTAGGGTCGGCGGTAGCTATCTCCCACCATCGCTGCAGCACCATATCCTGCGTTATCTTCGTGCGTAGTTCACGCTTTTCCATTAGTTCGGCAATATATGTTTGCACACTAACATTCGCTAACAGCCGTGCGCCTTGTTCATTAGCTGTTTTGGGGCTGTAACCGGCCCTGATTGCCGCCTGAGTGGCATTGAGGTCAATCAGGTATTCTTCTGCAAATCTTTTCTGCTTGGCCGTCAATGCCATCTGTAGCAGCTCCTTTCTAAATGCTATTTACATCCAGACCAGTCCATGACTTTGTTCCACTTCTGCTCTGTTGTATGTCCATCCCAGTTCGGTTCAATCTCTTTCAAGCGCCCTAGATCGAAATCATCTGGGACATGAAAAGTTAATTGTCCATTGTACAACGAGATGACACGACTCCATCCATCAAAGCCATCGCCTTCATGTTTGTACCATCCACAATCAATTCTTTTTGGATCGTCTGCCCAACTGTCATTTGCAATAATGGCGCAGTGGAGTGCTAGCATGTTCCTTTCCCAGTAAGCGCCGTTCTTCGTTTCCTCAGCAGTCATGTCTTCTGACCACACAAATGGTTTCATACCGTTACCCAATCTTCTGCAAGACAATCATTAATCGACGGCACCCATGTACTAACCGTTCCGTTCACAT